CTTACACACACCAGCATTATCCGTAGATAACTCCTAGGTGGTTGAGGTAACGAACAGACAGTTCCTAACATGAACTTGACATGTTTTTACGAAACTTCTTCAATATCGTTTTTGTTCTCCTCATCCGCGACACTCATTGCCGTTTTCCATCTTCGATAAATCTCGAAGTCGGACTCGCATGAATTCCGTTTAGAAGGGGACGTTGCTCTTTTTTCCACTGTAGCTACGTGCGTTTGTATAAATGCTTCCAGTGAAGCCAAGCGTCCCTCAAGAACTGTGGTCTCCGAATCGGACCCCACAGTAGCAACCTTTTTCGGTGGTTTGCTCAAACCGGCGGGTAATTGTACCACCCAAATACGAGACGCAGAGACCGAAGCCGCTGTCATCGTATAGGACAAAGTAGTATTTACAGGTACACCCGTATTGTTGAAAAATGACGTTATATTCTCCGCAATAGTAGCGGAGAAAGTAGTGGTATTGCCAGCCGTAGTATTACCGGACTGGATACAATTAAATGCGGTAATCGTACCCCCTAACACATAGACACAACTGAGCCATGTAGAATAGGGCGACACCGCAAAACTCACCACATTAGTCACCGCAGTCAACGTCAAACTGCTGAAAGGGAAATAAACGGGGACAGTGCCAAAAATACTGGAATTTGAAAGGCTGCCACCACCAGCAACGGTACCTGCAACTATCCCCTGTGGGTTGGTACCTTGTTGTGGTGTATACAACCGAACTGTATAATCAACATACAGTTCTCCCAAAAACGCATTATTTGCCTGTTGCCCGTTGCCAATGTAGGCAATCCCCATATAGTACATCTTAATATCCTGATTACTCGAAGAGATATTAAGATAATTAGTGAACCTCCTTTTAAAAACCCCGGCATCACTCTTGCTCACATGCATCACCATCGGTTCCCAAGGCACTGTCTTAGCAGTGCCCTTGAAATTCATTAGCTGCTGTTTTGAAACAGGAGCTGCATCCGACACATCATAGTCTACCCCAATCATCAAAAAACCACCAGTTGTGGTTGGACAAGAGGGATCATACCGATATCTCAAGTCGACAATCTCAAATGTTTCAAACTGCCGAGCAATAGTAGACAACCAAGGAAACGCCGTAGGGTCAGCCGGGTTGATCGAGTATGTAAAGGGTATCTGGAAACTACCAGTTTGCCCATTCAAATCCGTAAGATACTCAGTATGGGAAATCTCAACAGCACCGCTAGCCAACTTCTTGAACCGCGGAACTGCACTCATAACACTCCTCGTACCCACCGCTGCCGCTACAGTCGACATCTTACTCTTACCACCCGTTTTACGCGGGTTTTTGAATTTCAGATCAGTAACGACCGGCTTAGCTGTGTAGGTGAGCATTTTATTTTTCCCTTTTCCTTTAACTTCCGGCTTACCATACTTCTTCTGCAACCCTTTCATTGCTGCCTTGGCCACAAAAGGGGCCGCCATCTTTCCCGCTTCAACCAAATAGTTCATGACTCTCACGCCTGTGCTTGCGCACATTAACCAGCTGATCATTTAAGTGCACTGGTTAACACCCCCCCAAAAAACAAAGGCGGGCTAAGTGAAATGCAAACGCAGTGCCACCGCACGTTGCGTAGCGAATGCCAAAAGTTTTGAATTCGCCGTGAAAGCCAATTTTTGCCTATACTGGGCGAAATACCGCAACACCAGTGGTTGTAACATATCCCAAACATGGGAATCTGTAGCGGTCAAGACCAAAATCATAACTAACTTCTGAAAGCAAGCATGAACATCATAACTCTTAAAATGACCAAACGTTGACACCAACTTATCTAAGTTGTATGCAAGTGTCCTATGCAAACGTCCTTCAAAATAAAGAGTTTTAGGGTGCCCACTCAGAAACACAACATCCTCAACATTACAATGAAAATTCATTGGAGACTCCAAGTACATACCTATACTCATAGCAACTTCATTAACTGCGGAAACCGAGAACCGGATATCCTTAGTTGAAAACGCCCCATCATCACCAGCTATCATCAGCTTAACGTTAGTCACAAAATAGTGATAATTCCAACCTAGCCTTATGGCTGTCAGAGCGCACAACAACCAAGATACAAACCCGTTGTCATCGGTGGTCAAAACTTGACCACTACGTTGCCCAAAAACACGGCATACGTTTCCACTCAAAGAAGCAAAGCCTAGATACACTTTCCGGTAATATTCTCTAACCCTCTCAGGGTGAGGATTATACCTACATCTCACAATCATAATCACGTAAAAGAACCAGAGACAAGCTCTGGTATCAAACTGTTGAATATCCCAATGACCACAAAATTCCGAAAATTTCCCCAAAGCCCAGACTAAATCACTGAACCTTTGACCTGGAACTTTATGACCTGTAATGAATGGTAACAAATGTCCCATATTACGTAACGCCATGTTTTGCGTTGTGAAAAGAGCGGTCCCTTCCAAAACCGCCTCGAAAGGTTCGGGCATAAAAAGCCGGGCATCTTTGCCAACAGCCCTCAATTCCTGTTTCAAATTTGTTGACGCGACCCAGGATCTACCGATTTCATAGGGGAGGTGTGATGACATTACATCTCCCTTGGTTCTCATACCAAGGAGACGCCATGGCAACCCTGCCGCCTTATCGGGATCTAACCGAGTCTCTGCTGTCTCATAACTATCAACAGGTAACCCTGCCCAGAACGGTCGGACCAAAACGTCCAACCACTCAATGAGCATATCAACCTCCGAATCACTAACACACACAAAATCATGGTCATATTTCAGACATCCATTATAAAAGGACGTCGCATCACAGGGTGCTGGCACATATGCCAGCAAATCAGGGACAAATCCAGAATCATGGTACCCACCGGTACCCGAAAAAGAGGTGGTGTCTAAATGAGAAGCAAAAGAAACAAACTTCCCATTCCAGTCACAAACTGGAGGCCCGTATCCAAATTTACAAGGTGGGTCCCAGTCCGGTAACGGGAGCGACACCCGCTCCCTCACACTCCTAAAAAAGTCACCATGGAATCAGGGAAAGCCACAAAGGCATTATTTTTCCCTGCTATCAAATCACCCCACGTATGAAACCCCAAGACACCATTCTCGTCAAAGACGATAGAACCGCAGTACCCATCAAAGGTGTCATAATTAGTGAACCAAACAATTTCACTATTTAACGCCACACAACCACCCAACTCACACGTATTAACAGTGAGGGCGTTGTCGAGGCCATCCTTATAGGCTAAATTGAAAACCACATTTCCCCTGGTCGGTTTAACAACCGCCTTAAGTGGTAATGACTGCAATCCAATCGGTAAAAACTCATAGACAGTAAAGTCACCAAACTCGCGAGTCCGGATATTATCTGCCACCTGCATAAATTGAGAAGAACCGGGTACCCTATAAAAGGCTACACGTCCAAAATGACCAGGGACAACCAGCTTACCTGCCATACAGGCTGCGTGCCCGATCCAATGCTTCTCATTATCATAAACCAAACAGGTGGCTTTTAACACCCTATGTGCATTAGCACTACGATGAGTACCCAAATAGCTTTCCTTCTTGCCACACAAAGTCGCAAGTTTTTTAAGAATTTCTCTAAATTTAGAGCAAAAAACCGGGAAAGTCTTGCAAATACCCATTGTAGTTGAGACACCTCGAGGGGCTTCTAGATCTTTCTTCAAAGCCTGAACAACTACTTTCCGAGTAACTAAAATAGAATTGGCTTTCTCTACTTTAGCTTTACCTGATGGTCTCTTAAGTTTATCAGGATGTGCTGGAGCACTCGGTAATACATTGGTTTTACCCAACGATTCACGGACATGTTCCTTACCACGTTTCGTACGGCAATCTCGACATCTTGTACCCTTCTCAACTGCATCCAAGGATTTACACTTGCTGCAGAATGATTCATAACCTGGGTGTACAACGTCTGGCTCATACTGTGGTTGGTAATATGTCTCATCTTCCGGAAACTCCCAGCCCATCTGTTCATCATAAGGCACCGCGTCATCATCCTCATCTTTCTGATTATAACTTGACCACGGATTCTCACCTTTGACGAATTTAACTTTGCGGTTTCATTTACCCTTACGTTTTCTCCCGGAACCGGTATCATTACGTTTTTCCAACACCGGATCAACGACCACGACGTCAAATTTTTTACCAATAACGATTTCC